ATGATGCGCAGTACACAGATAGGTCTTGGGCCACATCTCCGCTTCCTCGTCGCCGAATAAGTGTTTTGGTGCCCAATGGTGTAGTTCGGCTCCTAACTGACCACAATAGGCACATATCTCAACTCTATCGTCACGGTTGATGGGAATAGACCCTATCTCTATTCCAAAATCCTTTATTGGCTGATGAGGTAGCCAATGAGCCGATCCGTTTGCATTGTTGCCGCAAGTTGAGCATTTCCAAAAGACATAATTTGCTCCAGTTGCGCCAATATTCCGCATAAGCGTCACGGTTCCGGTGACAGCACAAATCTTACATTCCATTACCTTTGAAAGATTACTCATTATTCACCCCGTAAAATAAAAATATCTCTGGCTATCCCAACGGGCCGGCGGTAGATTGATAACCGCTTTGGCTCGGCGGTCGGACTGGGACCGACCCGCTGGGATAACAAGAGATACTTTTAGCCTAGAATACATAATCTACCTTTCAGTCCTCGCAGGTGCTTTATTTTGCGATTGCCAGTCGCACACCTCAGATTAGTTATATTTTAGCACGAAACGAACCCGGTTGCAACAGCCATTATCCCTGATTTTCCTCTCGCCGCCATTCCATCGGCACGCAGAGGCAATGCTTAGGCTCATACCAGTACCCCACCGCCGGGTGGTAGTACTGCCCATATTCCTCTTCCCAATCTTTCATCGCCTGCTCAAGCGTCTCGGCGGTGTGCATCCACCAGGTGCATGGGTGGGATTGCAGCGGGCGAAGGTTGGTGATGATTTTGATTTGCATGATGTCTCCTACTTCATAACCATTCAGGCGTTACTACTGCCTGAGTAAATTTTTTGCGCTTTTCCATGATCAATTCATTGCGCATCAGCGAGACAAGATAATCAAACATTGCACTCGCTTTCTCTGCCTTTGCCTGTAAGTTTTTCAAGACATTATCTTGCCCGTCTGTGGTTATCATATCGACCGTGACTGTATTTTTTTGACCGAACCGCCAGCAACGGCGTACGGCTTGATAATACTGCTCATAACTGTGCGAAGGGAAAAATGTCTCATGTGCACAATGTTGGAGGTTCAACCCGAACCCGCCGATAGTTGGCTTTGTGACCAGTACCCTAATATTACCCCGGATAAAATCGGTGAATACCTGTTCCTTCCGTTCTTCCGGGTCTGATCCTGATATTTCAACCGCACCATTTATTTTCTTTTCTAGCAAAGCGCCCTCGTCATTCAGGTTGCACCAGGCTACGGCGGGGCGGGCGTGAGCATTGATAAGCTCCGCCGCCATCTCACACCGCTCATTGATCGTATTGCGGAGGTCGGCCCTCTGCTCTTCGAGACCGATAGCAGGGATGTCAAATAACATTCCATCTCTCGGCTTAGATGCTTTGACAATGTGTTGCCTTACTTCCAGGTCGGGGAGTTGGAACCCATCATCCTCGAAATTCATATCAGATGGTTTGCGAACCGCCCTCGCCCAGGATACCACCCACCGCCAGAAGTCCCGCTCACCGTGAGGACGCATAATATAACCCTGGCCTCCCGCATTACCTATTTTCACAAACTTTTTATCCCGCTTGAAAAACTTATTGAGCATATCCGCCGATCCCAACTCGCCCAGGGCCTCGCTCGATGTTCCCAACTCGATATAATCGTTGGGGGCTGCCGTTGCCGTGCAAAGAAGGCGGTAGGGACGTTTGCGCATAAAGTCTGTTATTTCCTGGCGCATGACCCCGTCATAGTTTTTCAGGATGGAGCTTTCATCACAGACGACTCCCCCAAAGTCGTCCGGACTGAAGTAGTGTAACCGTTCATAATTCGTAACGATGATCCGGTCTCCCGCCTTGATGCCTTCCCTCCGGTGGATGACCTCTACCCCCAGCTTTTCGCCCTCTCGCACAGTCTGAAAGGCAACCGCCAACGGGGTCAGAATCAATACCCGCTTTCCAGTTTTCTGCGCCACATTCTCCGCCCAGGTCAATTGCATGAAGGTTTTACCCAATCCGCAATCCGCGAAGATCGCAGACCGCCCCTTTCGGATAGCCCATTCGGTGATTGCCTGTTGGAAATCGAAAAGCATAGAGGGCATCCATAACGGATCGAACCCATGTTCTACCCCGTAGTGCGTTTTGACATCCAGAAAATTATCATAACTCGTCATCGTCGCTTTCCTCTTCGACCGATTGCGCCCACTCAAACAGGTCACCAGCCTCGGCCCGTTCCTGGATATTGTTCAGATTGCGGATTGCCTGCAGGTAGTAGGATGATTTCAACTCAATCCCAATTGCCCGCCGCCGGTTGATGACTGCCCCGTATGCTTCTGATCCTACGCCCATAAAGGGAGTGAGCACAACCTCGCCAGGATTGCTGCCCAGGATAACCGCCCGCTCGATAACATCAAGCTGCAAGGGGTGCACATGCCGCTCATCTTCCGGGTCACGGCTTTCCATGTAGGGTAATACACGATCGATTCGAATGTCGTCCCAAACGGAGGACGCATATTGACGCCAAATCCAGTGGGAGTATCGGTTTTCGATCTGGTTGCCTTGATAATCTCGATATTTCAACAAGTCGGCTGGAACCTTACGCTCGCCCGCATAATTTGACAATCCGTGAGGATGTGTTACCGGGATTTTATTTTCTCCCTCTTTCCGAAACATCAGCAGGTAATCAGCGCTTGCAACGTCTGTCAGGGTGCTATCCACGACAATCTGCTTATGCGCTAGGCCCTTGGCCATTGTCCGATTTCTGACCCCTAGCGGCTCTTTCCAGATTGCCCGCCGTCCGGCGAAGGTAAAGCCGTATCGCTCATGCAGGCGAATAACATCACCGGGAAAGTCAATAAGACCTGTTCCAACATTCGCCCCTACGCCCATCCGGGCAGTATCGCCGTTACCCTTTCCGGGAACATCCATCGTGTGAACGAAAGACAACCGCCCAGGTTTGGTCAATCTGGCAATCTCAGCCACTACGAAGGCGTAATGCTCAAAAAACTGAGAGTAGGTCGAACAATTGCTCAAATCTCGCTCATCGGATGAATAGTTGTATAGACCGCAGAAAGGCGGACTATAAACGCTCAAATCCACCCGGTTATCAGGAAGGTCACGCATGACCTCCACACAATCCCCGTTATAAAGGGCAAACTCATTCGTGATTGATTGATCTTTGATTGCCACTACCCACCTCCGACCAGGGCCGCGCCCTGTTGTAACACGCCCGCCGCCAGCAGGCCGCAGACGCCGCTGGCGATGATGCAGATAAGCCCGATTAGAAAAGTGCGAAAGACTTTCATGTCACACTTTCCTGATCGTGACGGATGGTTCACCCTCCGATCTGGCAGCGGCTAGACCGGGAATAAGAGCCATCATTCCGTCCAGTTTCTTGCTGTCCCAACTCACACGGCCTTTATTCCAGACCGCCATCAGGTGGGTGCCACGGACGGTTGTACCATGCTGGATGACAAACTTTTTGATTTCCGCCGTCAAGTCCTCGATGTTGCCATTAACCTCTGCGGCTTTACCCGCAAACTCAACGGTCACGGCTTCAACCTTGGCCTGAATTTCTGGCGTCAGGATAGTGTTGATAATCTCCTGTTGCCGCAGTTGGAGAGCGTCCCGCTCTGCTTGGCACTCTGCAAGTAGATCGAGCAATTCCTGTATACTCATGTTATTGGCCTCCCGTTCTCGTCATAATCTGCCAGGAAATCCCCATTATCGTCGAAAGAGGAATATCCATCGTAAATCCAATCTTGCCCACCGCAGAATGTGCAAGGAGCATGATTTAGAATAGTCCCTAATTCCACATGCCCGCAATTGCTGCAATGGAATCTGTCAATGTCGCCAACTAAGAAATCTTCTTCCATCAAGCCTCCATGCAGGTCACTTCGTAAATCGGCACGGTTTTGGTTTCCTCGCCGATCTTGGTGATCTTGCAGGTTGAGCCAGCCATTTGAGGCCGATAAAAGATGGTGATATTGGCCGTTCCCCGCCGATACCATTGGCCCAGGACACCATCGTCCGACCACTGTTTCTCGTGAACCAGCGAAAAATCATGCATCTCAAACTCGGATCGATTGACTTTGATGATCCTGAAATCATAAGGCAGGGAATACAACGCCTCCAATCCACCGATGCAAGGCGTGTCGCTGCTGAAGATATAGGCCATCTCCGAGATGGCTTTGTCCAGTTCCGTCAATGCCTCAATTTGCCGTTCGATAACTTTGTTCATGTTTCCTCCCGCCCGTATCGCCGTTAGCACAGCGCCAGCATTACTGCCGATACTCCAGGATCGCCTCGATGAGGCCCAGCTTGTCCGACTTCTCAGCCCGTTCATCATCGGTCAGCGGGTTCTGCACGCCCTGTCGGGTGGTGTATCCCTGCTTGAGTATGCGTTCCAAGGATTGCTTGCGGGTCTGGAGGTCAGGGATAGGCATAGTCAGGTATGGCTTGCCATCGCTGGACTGTGCCGCCTGCGCCTGCTCCCAGGTGTAGACCGGGTGAGACCAGGGCTTGACCGGGACTGGTTGTTTTGGCTCATCGAACCCCAATTCCCGAATGATCGTTTCAGCAGGTCTGTGAGCGGGTTCGGGCTGCTCAACCGGATTGACTGGCTGCACCGGGATATCAATAAC